AAACCATTCTTTTAGGCTCATCAGTAAGTACCACCACGTTTCTTATAGGTCCTAACTAACCAAGCATTTGCGTAAGCACTTGGATATACTTTGAATTTTCGTTTAGCTTCAGCCTTTACACGAGCGTAAAGAGCCTTGTTCTTAGGTGTAGGGCTCTTCTTGCTTTTAGTTTTTGAAGATCGTTTCTTGGTCATTTATTGTTACTCTCTCGAATGGATGATTGGGCTCTCCCGACAAGAGACTGAGTGCTCCTAGCTTCAGATCTGCTTCAAGCCAATCTTCTATTGCTTGTTCTAGTTTTTCGTAAACTTGTTCGACATCTGTATCGGCAATGATCACACCGTTGAAAAAGTCGAACATCTGTTCTGCGTCCCGTTTTTTAGACAGGTATCTGTGAGAAAGTGCTTGTACAATTAACTGGCTCATGGAATACTCCTTGCCTTTATGATACACTAAAACAACGAAAAAGTCAACTAAAATCTAGAATAACTTTTACCGTCATACACCAAACACTCCTTACGGTTGCTATATTCTCGTACAGAACAGTGTATCCAGCCGGATGTTGGATCTTCTGGGGTATAGTACTCCAGTATCAACTGGTCAAAGTTCAGATTATCTCGTACCCATTCTGCAACAGATTTGTTGTCCTGTCCGGGGATCTCGAAGTCTACAGCCTCTCCCTTCGCGTGTTGACTCTTGGAACTAGACCCAATCGCCTCACATAGGGCAACACTACGGAATCCAGATGAAGGAGAGAACGCAACACCAAAGTGTTCACGTACAGGTTGTAGTATCTCAGAGCATACCCGTTCAAGATTCTTAATCTCTTCTTCTCCCGGAGTATTGTCGATACCCCTGCGGGTTGCTGTTTGGCTGCGAGTTAGTTCAGATAACGTGAAGTTTCTAGATAACCGCATCGTTTTAGCCTCGTATTTTGCCGATTGACTTCAAGCCAAATGAAGCGGCGATACTCGCCATGATTGACCAACTTAGCCACTCAGGTAGGTCTTCTCGTAGGAAACGAAAGCCATCCTCGATATACGGCTGGGCTGGGGGATAGAAACAAGCCGACAGCAAGCCCACGAAAAAAATTGTCCAGAGCTCGTCTTTCCACGAATCTGCAGAGGCACGAGCTTGTTCTAACTCCCACGCCCCATCTTGTTCTACCTTCTTTGTCTGTGCCTCTATCTTGGCAACGGCAAGTTTCTGTTTGGCTTGTGCCTTCTCAGCGCGGTTCTTCATCCAAGTTCCGGCGAGATTAGTCACAGGCCCGATTAGTGCGTTCAACATTTTTTGTCCTTTTCGTGGCACGGGCATTTACAGGTGTCCCTGTTGCAGGGAGCTTCTGAGCATTTAAAACAGATTAGCACTTCCACCGTCTCCGTGCTTGACGCAACCTACTGTTAGGATTCTTGGCTGCTTTTGGAAACTTTTTCATCTGCCCAGCGGAACGTGCACAGTATGACTTGCGACGTGCAGCACGGGCTTTGCTACGAGGTTTGTCCTCAGTAACTGCTGTCTTCAGCTTGCTGCCCGGATTTTTACGGCGGTAGGCAGCTACGCCCGCCTTTGTCATGCCCGCACCCTTTTTGGTAGGGCGGAAATTCTTCTTGTTGCGCTTGGGCATTTTGTCTTGTTTACGAGCCATGAGTATCTCCAGTGAGTCGGGGGAGCCCGAAGACCCCCCCTAGTTCACTTACGCGAACGATGCCGCAGTTTCGGCAGTGCCGAGTTCTGCGATAACAGCAAAGACACGTACTTTACCGTCGAACGTTGCTGTGTTAGCAATCAGATCGATGGTGTCAGCAGCGGTGTACAGTTTCGCTGTACCTGCAGCGTTGTTGATCTCGTGTCCGGTAGCAGTACCAGAAAGAGCCGCAACGTACAGGTCGTCATCAGCGTCATCACCCAAGTCAAGAACTGGAGAACCAGTGCTTGCAACGGTGAGGACTTCAACACCAGCCATCAGAACCAGAGTGTTGGCTTTCATTTCGAAAACCTCAACTGAGTCTGAAGTAGTCAGGCTTGTGCTGGAGAAGTCAAGAACGACTTCCACGATTTGTGGCTTGATGCCGAGCGGAACGCCAGCAACAGCACCAGTTACAGTATATGTAGCCATAGTCTAGTCCTCCCTTAATCCAAGCTCACAACGCCACGAACGATGGCTTCAGGGCGAAGGACTTTGCGTCCAAACACGTGAAGACCACGAACGATGTCGCTGAAGGTTTCAGTTGAACGAACAACTTCGGTTTTCGCAATGTGCGAAGCCGTAGCAGTCGAGCTCATGTGACCGCCCAGAATAACGTTTTCTGAGCCATCGGTTGCCAGACCTGTCAGCGTTACTTGGTCTGTGCCGCCGCTTGAAACGAGGGCAGTAGACTTGTAGCACTGGAAGCCAGCGATGTTGCCCAACGATACAAGACCGTTACGCAGAGGTGAAGTTGCATCGCCCGTAACTTGGACTTCAGCAAACTTCGAACCTGCAGAAAACAGGTGCTTGTAGAAAGCCGGGGGAGCAACGAACCAACGGTTCTCTTCCGGAACAGACTGGTTGTCGAGGGCTTCAGCCATTCGCAACATCGTGTTTACAGCGGTGTCACCCGGAGATGAGGCACCACCAATGTCGAGGGCAGAAGCAAGAGTACCAATGCCAGAGACAGTATCTGTCGCAGCACCGGACTCGCCTGTCAGACCAGCGTCGGTTGCCATTAGATCCAAGACAACTGCGTCGTACTTACGCTTCAGCGAGTATGCACCCGAAGAAGTAGCAAGAGCTTCGAAGTTGACGTGGGATTGACGCTCTTCAATGTCGTCAATTTTGAACGCAAAAGCGTTAGCTTGGTCAACAACCATAGTAATTTGGTCGTCAGCCAAGTCTTGAGGGTTCACCACTGAGCCACGTGCGTAGCTAGAGACGGTGATGGTCGGCTCTTTAATGATCCGAACGGTGTCGCCAAAGTTTTCAATTTCACCAGCGTAATCGGTATTCGTAATATCTTCTGCAACCGAAGCACGACGGAAAAACTTGAGAACTTTCTGGCTAAAAATTTCCGGTGTAAAGTTACCGGAAGGCAGGTTGTTATAACCTGATGCACTATCGAAAGCCATCGTATTATCCTTCCTATGTTAGATGGTTAAGCGTTATAGTCGATGCGCCCTTCTGCACGAGCCTTATCGAGTTCTGCTTCGTTGGCTTCAAACTCGTGAGGTTTCATGCGGCCTATCTCGGAGGCTTTCCACATACGCTGCCCACCATCACCGTTTACGTTAACCTCTTTGGATTTACGGGTGGTGACGGAATCTGCGGCAGATGCAGGTGGTCTACCTCTCTTCTTCTTTGACAAACCAGAGTCAGCCTTATAAAGATCGATGACACGTGCTGCCATCTTTGCGTCGGTGTTATTCTTGTAGATAGCATCGCTCAAAGATGATGGTTGTTCGTCCAGCCACTCAAGAAACTTTTCGTCGTTACGGAGGTCATCAAAGTCCTCGTGATAACGCAGAAGCTCCTGATAGGCTTTCTGTACTTCCATGTCCTGTTCACGGGCACGTAGCTGTTCAACTTCACTACGAAGTTCTCCCAACTGACTGTCCGCTTTCAGGGCAGATACGGTCTCAACAATACCGTAGACATCCGGATACTCCTGTTTGAACTGCTCCAACTCCTCTAGGCTCTTGGGAGCTTTGAGTCGTGTGAGCGCATCCAGTTCAGGAGATGATTCTCCTTGTGCGGCGAGTTCGGCTTTCTCGTCTTTCCACTCAGATAGCTTTGCATCGTAGTGTCGTTTGAGATCGTCGTATCGCTTCTTGTAGTCTACGTCTTCTGATTTTTTGTCGGAGAAACCTTGTTCTTCGGGAGTAGCCTCCTCAGAGGGGTCCGCTTCTTGGGCTTCTACCTGTTCCTCGTCCTCGTCTTCCTTGTACACGTCGTCACGGTAAGAACCACGATAGAGGTTTGTATTGTTGATTGTTCCAAAGGAATCATTCGGTTTGTTGGCGCGGTGGCCTTTTGCTTTTGCCATGATACTTCTCCATTGCAGGGCCAATTAAGGGTAGCTGCTTCGGTTAGTGATATAGACAGGGCCGCTGGCGACGGGTAGCTGTCCTTACTTCTTAGGGATAAATCCCTGAGAATTCTTCTGTCCCTTTTCAGGGAGTGTTACTGTTTGAGTAATCGAGTCGTCAGTAACTTGAAATCTGCTGTCTTTTTTGTACAAGTTTTGCTTGTATGCTTCTTTCTCTTTCATCAAAGACCCGTACTGATCTTGAGGAATTCCAAAGTCTCCGTACTTTTCTATGTAGCTGTCCAGAGAAGACTCAACTTGCTTACGGGATAGTATCCCGCCTTTTCTATCGTACGTTGGTATTTCGTATATTTTGCCATCCCTTAACACTCCTGAAGTGAGAGCGGTTACGGGTTGACCATATTGATTTCGTGCGACAGTTTTAGTTCTGATGGTTTCTAGGTGGTAGTCAATCTCCGGCATAAAATACTTTTTTATGTAATCGGGATACTCTGTGCTTGTTTTACCACCTTCAGCGAATCCCTGAGAATCTTCTTTGGGCTGAAAATCTTCAGCCGTTAGCTCTTTGAGCATTTCTTCTTCGCCTTCATTAAGGCCCGTTGAAAATAAAAGTCCTACAGGACCAGCGGCGCGTGACCCTGCAAAACTAAGTGCGTTTGCTGCTCCTGCCGCTAAAATTTTAGTAGCTCCTACTGGGTTTATAGAGAATGTCTGCTTCCATGCTATTTTAGCGTTCTCAGGAGCATTTGGGAAAACACCTTCTGTCAAAAGCTCGGCAACTTCTTGAGGGCTTCTATACCCTCTTTCAACCATCTCTAAACCGTTGTCTACCATTTTTCTTGCTTGATCTACAAAACGTTTATAGTCGTCTGTAAAATCAACTTTTGGGTTATTGTTACGAAAAATAGCTCGACCAGCAGAACTATCTCCATGAACTTTTGCAGCGTTTAAATACCCTTCTAAAAATTCATCAAAAGTAACTCGTATTTTTCTTATTATAGGATCGTTTTTAGTTCTTGCATAACCAGCGGCTTTATTTGGATCAGGAGTGTACCAAGTTCCAATAGACCCTGCTCTTGTGTTCTTTGCTAGTTCTCTTTGTTTGGGAGTTCCTATGGGTTTTTTTAATTCTTTAGCCCCTGTTCCTCTGTAAAGAGTTATCTTATCTCCCGACGCTAACTTTTTTTTTACGAACCCGCCTTCTTGCGCCATCTGAGGCTGTGGCGGAGCTTGCGGCGGCTGTTCTTGCGGTGGTTGTTGTTTAGCCTCTGCCTCCTGCTGGCGACGGGCTACTTCACGTTTGCCTCTGTTATTGATCTTCTCTAGAACATCGTAGCCAATGATCTTAGCCAGAGTGGGCTCAATGTAGACTTCGCCCTTTGACACGAGCAGATCTACTGCCTCTTCGTCTCCGGCTTCGTCCTCGCCTGTAGATATCTCAACACCCAACCGACGGGCTACACCCACTGCATCTAGAATCATCTTCTTGATGTCGCCGTATCCTGCTACCTCTGCAGCGGCGGCGTTGATGATGAACGCTCCCTCTGGTACTTCCATCGGAATATCATCAGCTACAGTCTCCTCCGGCGAAGCGTTCTGAGATCCAATAACACCAGAGGGAGGTCCGTTGGGTGCCTCCTGCGGGATGGGTTCTTCTGTGGGAACTTGGGAAACACCACCAGTAGCCATCATCCCATCGACCTGCTTTTTAGGCATTAGGTTTTCCACTTGACTCTCTGTCGTTGGAACCACCTTACGTCCTGATATACCCAGCATAGCTCTTCGTATGATCTGAGCCTCGCGGGATGTATCGTTATCGTCTAAAAAATATTCTAGCATGTTAAATCTTTACGTTTCTTGAGCCTATGAGGTATTTGCCTTCGTGTAGTATGTAGGCGTAGTCAATGCGTTCTTTAATGGGGTTTCTACCTCCTCTTCTTTGAACGACTTTTCCGGTGTTAGCGGAAACAAACGCTTTGGCTTGTTCCTCTGTTTTGAATGTTCTGGTGTATTTAGGAGTATACTTGCCTCTGTATTTCACCGTGCCCTCTCCGACGTTGTACGTAAGAGTGGTGGGTTTTATAGAGTTGTCAGAGTTTATTGTGTGCCCAGTTATGTTAAAACCCAAGATAGGTATGCTCCGGGTTCTGTATACTCTTCTACTTCCGATCTCCTGAATACCGCTCTTTTTAAGTCCCAGACCTCTACTATCGATATAGGCTTGTGCAGATTGTTTGTCTGCGAAGGGGAGATATGTTCGAGATTCTACTTTATACGAGTGACCAGCCCCTCGTCTGTATTTCTGTGAAACAAACCCGCCGTTATCCATCATGTACGCTGCGGCATCGTTAGTCATTTGCCTGAAGAAGCTGCCCATAAACGACCCGAACGTGCCTTCATCCTGAACCAGAACAAGCGGAGTA